TTCAGAAGTGGGGAATGGACAAAGGCAAAATTTCAAAAATGGTAAAGGGGGGAATGCCACCTACAAGCGTTAGGGATGCCGAGCGTTGGAAGTGAACAAATCAAATAAATCCAAGTCGATTGCAACCAATCTTGTCAGCATCGAAGAACTCCTCCGAGACATCCGACGACTCGGACATAGAATCACTCAAGTCGCAAACGCCACTTGGGAGATTACATCGTGCGAAGAGGGCAGAAATGGTTGCCTACTCGTTGGTGATGCGATCTTACAAAGAGAACTCGCCAGTAGCTATGCGAGCCGCCGTTCAAGGATGGGGCGAAGCAAAAAAGCGAGTCGCAGAAGCCGAAATGGAACACGCTCGATTCGAGGAAGTAACTAGAGTGCTGGTGAGAATGGACGAGGTGCGAGAAGTGTTCGGCAAATGGCTAGGAGCAATTAGAAACCTAATGGACGCTATGCCTTCGAGCTTGGCCGCAAGAGCAAATCCCAGTGACCCAGAATGTGCTAAAAGGGCTATTCAAGAGGGCATTGATCAAATCTTTGTTACGATTCAGAAAGCAGAAGGAGCATTCAAATGAACGAGTGCTTCATTGTTTTGCTGGTAGCAATCGCAATCCTTGGCATAGTGCTTCCATTCCTTGACCGATGAAAACCACAAAGCCTACAAGAATAGCGTTGGCCTACTGCCGGAACTCTAGCTACTCAACGCTTTTTATTCCCGCCAAAGGGCAACTCAAAAACTTTGAAAGCAAATATGGCTTTTCTATGTGCGTAGGGTGTTGCTTCAAAAACTACCCAAAGACAAGGCAGGGCGTTGGAAGATACTGGATGGTTCACTTTCATCACGCAGTTGTTAGGGACAAAGCAGACCCAATCGCACTTCACAAAACCCTTATGCAAATACCAGAGTTTAGGGATTTATGTGCCCACGATGTTCCATTCTTTGATCGATGAAACGCTCTGCACTTAAACGCAAAACCCCACTCAAGCGAGGCGGGAAACTACGCCGAGTATCTGCAAAGAGAAAAGGCCAGAACGAAGTCTATAAAGATGTCCGAGAGAAGTTTCTAACCAACAATCCAGTCTGCCAAGTCTGCAAGTGCAAGATGGCGAGCCAAGTTCACCATAGGCGAGGAAGGTTTGGGGATAGGCTGAACGAGGTGGAGTTTTTCTTGGCGGTGTGCTTCGAGTGCCATCATCAAATCCATATGAACCCAGCTTGGGCGTATGCGAAAGATTATCTGGTTAAGAGATGAACCAGATTGATGAGGTCAAGAACTTTGCTCGTCTGTTGTTTGAGCCAAGGGAACAACTCTCAATCCCAGAGTGGGCAGAGAAAAACCTCACGCTTTCCGCAAGAGTAACGAACATACCCGGTGCGTACTCGACAACGCTCACGCCCTATGTCCGTGAACCCCTAGAGGCTTTTGGCGATGATTCGATTCGTAGGGTGGTTTTGGTATGGGGGGCACAAACAAGCAAGACCACAACGATTCTAGCTGGCCTAGCGTATCGAATAGCAGAGAGACCTTGTCCCGCATTGTGGGTGATGCCTAGCGAACATTTGGCTAGGTCTTTTACAGAAACTAGGTGGTTGCCAATGATTGACGACTGCCCAGCCCTAGCCAAAGAAAAGCCAGACAACACCGACAAAATCAAAATCCTAGAGCAACACTTCAAGCGATGCTCGGTCTGGTGGGCTGGCACTAGCCCCTCGGCTCTTTCCAGTCGCTCGATTGCTTTGCTATGTATGGATGAGGTGGACAAGTTCCCAGAGCAAGCAGGGTCTGGGCGAGAAGCGAACCCAGTACAACTCGCAGAGGCCAGAGTCAGCACCTACCCAAACCATCTCATCATAGCAACCAGCACCCCAACAACTGCCGACTCAATCATTTGGAGCGAGTGGCAAAAGGGGGATATGCGTTTCTACTTCGTGCCTTGTCCTCATTGTGGGCACAAGCAAAAGCTAGTATGGGGACAAGTGAAGTGGGACGAGACGGCAAAGATTGAGGATGGGGTTTATGACTATAAGCTAGTTAAATCCTCGACCCACTACGAGTGCGAGGAGTGCAAAGAAAAGATTACAGACGGACAGAAAACCAAGATGTTGAGAGAGGGCGAGTGGAGAGCAACCAATCTAAAGGGAGAACCAGCCAGACGCTCTTATCATTTGAACGGCCTATATGCCCCTTGGGTTAGCTTCGGAAGTTTGGCGGTGAAGTTTCTGCAAGATAAGCACAATGGAATCATAGGGCTACAAGACTTTGTGAACCGAGTTCTTGCCGAGCCTTGGATGGAACACGAAAGCGAGAAGATGGAGATTGTAGCTGGCGATTACAAGATGGGCGAGGTCAGAGTTAATGAAAAGCTGATTATGTCGTGCGATATTCAAGAGGCGGGGGGCTTTCACGCTTGGTGCGTTGTTAGGGCTTGGGATTTAGAGGGACGCTCTAGGCTTGTGTGGGCTGGAAGGCTTGAGACTTGGGGAGACATTCAAGCCAAGGCAGAGGAGTTCGGGGTGGAATCGAAGTGCGTTTTCTGCGATTCGGGAGATCAAACCAGAGATGTTTATTATAATTGTTGTAAGAATGGTTGGATGGCGTTGGTAGGTTCAGACCGCACTAGCTTCTCTGAAATTATAGATGATCGGAAACTTCAACGCCCCTACGCTCGAATTGCCAATGGTGACCCATTCAGCGGTAAGGCAATTCAATCGAAGGCAGGGTGGAAGTGGAAGTTCTGCCCAGTATGGAGGTGGTCGAACCCATCCATCAAAGACATCCTCTCCAATCTAATCAAAGAACCCGGCTACATAGCCTTGGATACTCCCGATGTTTGGCGAGTGCATATTGAAGCAGAGGTGAAAGTGCGGGTGAAAAACCCTATGACTGGCAGGGAAAGGCTTGTGTGGAAGCAAGTCGGGAAGCATAATCACTTAATGGATTGTGAGTGTATGAACATCGTTGGGGCGGCCTTGTATGGGCGGTTGAAAGTCTCGCCCGCAAGTTTGACAGAAAGTGAGTTTGATAATGGCGAAGGGTGATTTCATTGGGCTACCCCTTGCCACCCTAACTTCTCTTCGTGATAAGTATATCACTTGTCTTGAAGCGATAGCGGTGGCGGGTTCAAGCTATTCGATAGCTGGACGCTCTTTCTCAAGGGCGAATCTCGGTGAGGTAAGAGATACGATTGCAGAATTGACCCTAGCCATTCAGCAAGCAACTGGTGGAAGGATTCGCACCACCTACGCAAAGTTCGGCCCTGCTCGTTCGCTTGGGATGATATAAGTGAAGAAGGTTGAGTTAAACCTAATTGATAAGGCGATTGCCTTTGTTAATCCGCAAGCCGCCGTTGAGCGTTTGGCATCTAGGGCAAAGCTCACGGCATTTGAATATGACGCAACTCAATACAATAGACAACGCCGAGGGCCGTCTTCTTTGTCTGGTGCAGAGGGTTTCCGATCTAACTATGACCGAGTAGAATTGCTCAAGCGTTCTAGGGATTTGGCAGAGAATGTTGGCCTAGTGCGTGGCCTATTGATGAAGTTTGCAAGCCATTGTGCAGGGAATATCTCTTACCAAGCAAGAACAGAAAGCCCCAAGGTCAATAGCGATGTTGAGGCATATTGGAATGAATGGTGGGACAAGTGCGATCTATCTGGAAGGAATACTGGCTCATTCTTAATGCAGATTGCTATGATGTCGATGCTTCGTGATGGCGATTTCCTTTTTGTTTTAGTCCGTGACCAACAAGGCAATTTAAGGCTACAAGGCATTGAAGCGGATAGGCTCGGTGATCCAAATAGAACCTACACAAGCCTTAACCTTATTAGCGGAATCCACGTTGACCAAGAAACTGGCTCGCCAGTTGGATATGACATTTATCTTCGAACGTACGGAAATGCGTACATCTTCCAAACAACCGTACCAGCAAGCCAAGCGTTTCACTTGTATGACCCGCTTCGCATTGACCAATATCGGGGAATCTCTGCTTTCCACACGGCAATCAATGATTGCGTGGACATCTACGAGATTATTGCTTCAGAGAAGATGGCCGCTAAATACGCTAGTTCGCAAGCTGGAATCGTAAAGCGGAATAATAATAACGCCTCTGATCTTTCCTCGCTAACCAATGACCTCAACGCAGACAACCAAGGAATCAAACTAGAAACCATTGAACCGGGTAAAGTCAGCTACCTAGAAGTCAATGAAGATATTATTTTCCCAGATGGGCCGAGTCGTCCATCTGGTGCGTTTGCAGAGTTCCACAAGATTCTTTTGCGAAACATTTGTATGGGTGTTGGCATTCCTTATAGTTTTGCCGTAGACCCATCCTCAATGTCTGGCCCGACTGCTCGCCTTGAAATGCAACAAGCTGGACGCACTTTTCGGAGATACCAGAAGCTACTAGAGGATAGAGTTCTTCGCCCCCTTAAAAACATTGTAATTGCAGACGGAGTTGCTAGGGGATTGATTGCGAATAACCTTGGCGGGAAAAGTGCCAAGGGAGTTTTTAATTTTGGTGCAAATGTTTCTATCGACCTTGGCCGAGAATCAGTAGCAAACATCGCAGAGTTCAGGGCTGGATTAACCACGGCAAGCTCAATTTACGCAGAGAAGGGATTAGATTTTGAAAGCTCGATGAGGCAGAGGGCATTGGAAGCAAAGTTAGTTAAGGATTTGGCAGAACAATACGGAGTAAGCCCCGACACAATTTCTGATATTAACAAACCAGTTCAAGTCCCTGCATTTGGTTCGCCAGCACCAGAGCAAATGCAAGATGAGCCACAAGATGAAAACGCAGTTGTTGTTGTTCCTCCCATCAAAGAACAAGACACAGCAAGTCGAACAACTGGAAGCGATGGGGATATTGATGTGGGCGAGGAGCGTGAGCCTACCGAAAAAGGGGCAACCGAAGATACGCAGAAGATTGGTGGTAAGCAGATTGATAACAACCTAGAGGAACTTTCCAAGCTAGATAACAAAAGCGTTAAGATGCTTATTAGCGGAATACTTAATGCTTGCGAGCTTGGCAAGTATTCGGACATTGATTTTACACCCCCGCAGGGAGCTAGAGAGGCCGCCAAACGAGCATTGGAAGTTCGTGGACAGAAACCAGCCAGCCAGAGAGGAATGACCTCTGTGGGCATCGCTAGGGCTAGGGATTTGATTGCTGGTAAAACCTTATCGCCAGACACAATTCGAAGGATGCACTCTTTCTTTAGCCGTCACGAAGTTGATAAGAAGGGTGCTGGGTGGGACGATCAGGGCAAGGGCTGGCAGGCGTGGAATGGTTGGGGTGGAGATGCAGGATTTTCTTGGGTCAAGAAACTCATCAAACAAATGGACAGCCGAGATGAAAAACTTGAAGAACCAGCTTCTTGCCCAATCGCAACGCAAGACATCAAAACCAATTTAGCTAATAGGCAGAACGCCGTGGACGATGCGAACTACGGCCCTGCCAATCCAAACGAACCCAACGAGGATTATTGGAAAGCCAAGGCAGATGAGTTTCAAGGCGATGTAGCCACGGCAAAGAAAATGCGTTGCGGTAATTGTGCGGCTTTTAACCAAACCAACAAGCTCCTTGGTTGCATTAAGAAGGGCATTGGTGAAGATGCAAACGAAGTAGCAGTTGGTGGCGATCTTGGTTACTGCGAGATTTTTGACTTTAAGTGTGCGGCTAAACGGACTTGCGATGCTTGGATTGTCGG